GGCTCCTCGCTGAGCTTCTTTGCTACGAAGTCGAAGACGAAGCGACGGGGCATGTCACAGGTCCGTGAACAGGTAGTACCGCCCGTCGCTGTACGCGCCGAAGGAGTCCTGCCCCACCGTCTCCAACCAGTCCTTCTTCGAGAACGTCGCCAGCGTGGTGACTTCGATGCCCTGCGGGCCGGCGATGCACAGGCCGTCCGGGCTGGCGAAGATCACACCGCCTTCGCTGGAAGCGATGGTGCGCTTGGCGATGCAGGACTGCGGGTTCTCGATCTTCTGGGCAGACATCGAGCCGGAGTCGGCACCGCTGACGTAGTACGGGAACCCCTTAGTCAGGACCACAGCGGTCTGGCCGAACACGCCGATGCCGACGATGTCGTACTCCAGCGACAGCTGGTAGTCCTTGGGCCAAGCGTACGGCGCGTCCGGCACGGAGAAGCACAGGGTCTTCCCGAAGAACCCGGCCATGATGCCGTTCGGCAGGCCGATCAGGCCCTTCAAGTTTTCCGGCGGCTCGTCCCAGCGCAGGGTCTCGCACGGTTCCTGCAGTTCCTCGACGCGCTTCTCGTCCTTGTAGGTGAGCGTGGCGATGTCAAACGCCCAGAAGGCGCCGTCGCGCGAGAGCGCGTTGGTGGCGCCGGTGCCGTCGATCAGCTTGTACGCAGCCGAGGCATCGCCAGATGCACTGCGGTAGATGCGGTAGCCGACCACGTTGCGACCAGGGGGTGGAGGCGGGACTGAGATGTTGACGATGTCGTTCTGGTCGACGTCGAGCAGGTCAGACGGCGGGGACGACCCGGACTCTTCGCCCCAGTCGGTCACGTAGGTCACGATGTACGCCCGCGTCTCGAAGAGCTGGGTCACTGCCCGCGAGATGATCGAACCGAAGATCGCAGACGAGTTGGCGGACAGCGCCTGCCCGATCTCCGCGCGGAGCGAAGAGAAGTAGTCCGTGATGGCCTGAGCCGCTGCGGTGATCGCGTTCCGCTTGCTCAGCAGCGTGGCCGCCGTGGTGCCGGTGTTCGACAGGGCGTAACGGAAGTCAGCCTGCGCGGTGTTCAGGTTCGACACGAGCGAGGTCACGTCAAAGCCGGTGTAGGTCCGCTCGATGTCATCCGCGAGGTCCGCTGCCTGGGTCGGGGTCAGCAGCACCGTAGGCGGGTTCGACGGGTCGACGAGCACCGTGAGCGCCGCCGTCAAGGCGGACTCGCTGATCGTCATGCCGTACTCGCGCCACCGCAGGACGGGGATCGCCCAGTACGGAGTGGCCGAGTAGGTGACCAGCGAGCCGCCGAGCGATCCGTCAAGCAAGTAGGCGTCGGCCGTGTTAACGGCAACGTAGTTCCCGTTCACCAGGGTCACCGGCACGAGGTACGCGGTGTCGCGCTCGTCGACGGTCGGCAAGCCGGTCACGCCGGCGGTCCCGTGCGGAACGAACAAGCCGGTAGGAGCGGACTGGTCAGGGAACGGACCAACGGTTGCGGTGAACGAGCCGGTGTAGCGCTGCTCCAGAGTGATGCGGACCTCGTCCATCGAGCCGGTGAAGGCGCGCGAGTTGGTCCAGAACGACCGGCCGATGATAGAAGCTTCGAGGCCCAGAGCAGTCGGGGTTTGCCCGCAGAACTCGCCGTCGACGAACACCTGAACCGTCGTCCCGGTGCACTGCACGGAGATCAGGCACGCCGTGTCGGCGTTGCAGATGGCAGCGCCATTCGGGCGACGGCCGCGCCACTGAGTCGAGAACGCTCCACCGTAGCCGCTGGCGCACAGCGTCTTGAACTGCCCGCCGGAGGTGATGCAGGTGATCTCCCGCATGTTCGAGCCGCGCGACTCGATGCTCAGCTGGTCGAGGGTCGTGTCCGGCTTGATCCAGAACTCCACCGTCCAGCGGGGGTTGCCGTCCGTGGGCCAGCGCCGGATCTCTGGAAACACCAGCCCGCCGGCGGTGCCGCCGGTCATCACGGCGTAGCCGGTACTCGTGGCGCCAAGAGGTCCCGCCGAGTCGGTGCCGTGCGCGACGCCGGACTCCACCGTGATGGCGCGGCGCTGCGGGCTACTGTCGACGAACGGCCACGCAGAGAACCGGGCGTGAAGTGCCACCTGGGAGTACAGCGCGTCAGGCGCCACAACGGCAGCGAACGAGCCGGACGGCGACGCCGTCCCCAGGATGACCTGGGTGTCAAGACTCTCCACGAGGTCGAGCACCGCCGTCTTGGCCAGTTCCTGGGCTGCAGTGGCGTCCACGTTGGTGAACTCATCCACTGCCTCCAGCTCGACGGTCGGCTTGACGGAGGGGCGCGGAACCCCCAGGCGGCGGTACTCGCCGCCCTGCCATGCTTCAGGGTACAGCCCGCGACCAGTCAGGTAGACCCGCTCGGACGCGGCGTCCGGGATCTGGCCGTTGACGTAGTCCGTGTCGGTCGTGCTGTGCAGCCACACGCCGGACGGGGTCCGGAAGATCGAGCGCGTGCCGCCGGGCACGGTGACCAGCGGCGAACTCAGACCGCGCGTCGGGCGGAAATCCCCGAACCGGAGGTCGATGTTCTGCGCAGCCTGCGCGCCCTCTGCTGGGAGGTTCCGGGGATCTACCGACGGCGCGATGCCTCCGAAGCGGTCGATCTTGATGGCCGTCATCAGACCTCCTTGACCTTCACCGCAAAGTCAGCTTCTTTGACCAGCCCGGCCGAAGTGGTCAGCTGCACGGTGATCTTGTAGGTCGTGTCGGTGACACCGCCGGACAGGATGACCTTCACGACATTGCCCGTCCGAGTAGCGCTGACGATGGTGATGCCAGCCTCGGCCACGGCCGTGTGCGACGCGGGGGTATCAGTGCGGTTCGTGAACCAGTCGGTGAAGTCGACGTCGTAGTCGAGGATTTCAGCCGGCTGCTTGTTGAATTTGCCAAGTACGGCCGTCATAGCTCAACCTCAAGGTCATCTTGCGGAACTGCAACATTGTATGGGCTCATGGGCACGCGGATGGTGATTTCCGCGCGCGGCACGATGACGTCGGCGGCATCCGCCATGACCGAGACGCTGAGGGCGTCTTCCGGCACCAAAACATAGCGGAAGTCGGTGACAACGAAGACCTCGTCCTCGGAATCGCCGACATCCCAGCGGAAGGTCTTGGACGCGCCAGTGACAGTCGAGCCGCCGCCGGCCGAACCCACACCGGGAATCCCTGCCGCCGACGAGCCTGACGCAGCCGCAGAGCCGGCCGCCGCACCCACCGCTGCAGAAGTAGCGCGCCCAACACCAGAGACCGAAGCAGCCGCGTCGCTCGCGCCGGCAGCCGCAACCGTAGCGCGCCCAGTCGCCGTAGCAGTGGCTGCACCGGCGGACGCACCGGCCGCCGCGACGAGCGTGACACTGACGCCGGAGACAGTGGCAACACCGGCGGAAGCGCCCGTGCCGGTCGCAACGATCGCACCGACACCAGAGACGGTAGCGGAGCCAGAGGCCGACGCACTACTCGCGGCGGTTGCCGCCGAGACGGCCGAGGCCGTAGCGACCCCGGAGGACGCCGCCGCAGCGGCCGCAGTAGCCCGGCCGGTAGCCGCAGCGGTCGCAGCCCCAGAACTCGCGCCGGCCGAGGCGGCGATCGCCGCACCAGACGCCGAGACGGTAGCAACGCCAGCAACGGAGCCGACAGAAGCCGCAGCGGACTGGCCGACAGCAGCGACAGTGGCTGCGCCCGACGCCGCGCCATCGCCGGAGATCGTGCTGCCGCCAGGAGCAACGCCAGAAACCGTAGCGACACCAGCCGCTGCGCCGGCACCTGCTGAAGTGGCTGCGCCCGTGGCCGCCGCCGTGGCAACGCCGGAGGTAGAGCCCTGCGCGGCAGACGTTGCCTGCCCGGCGCCGGAGACGGTCGCTAGACCGGCCGAGGCGCCTTGGGCCGTAGCGGATGCAGCCGCGACGGCTGCTGCGGTTGCGACGCCGGCACTGGAGCCCTGGGCTGCTGCGGCAGCGGAACCCGTCGCGGCGGCAGTGGCGACGCCAGCCGAGGAGCCCTGAGCGGCAGAAACAGCGACGCCCGTGGCAGCTGCGGTAGCAACGCCGGCACTATCGCCTTGCGCGGCGGAGACCGCCACACCGGCTGCAGAGACCGTGGCTGCACCAGCCGAGGCCCCCTGAGCGGCGGAGGTGGCCGAGCCGACCGCCGAGACCGTGGTCGTGCCGGCCGAGGAACCTGCTCCGGAGGCGCCCCCCGCCCCGGCAGTAGCCGAGATCGAGAAGACGCGAACGCGCGTGTCGTTGGATACACCAACGACAGTCGAACTACCAGATGCTGCGCCTGCCCCAGCCGCTACCGTGCCAGAGTCGCCGGCGAGCGCCAGGAGCAGGGACAAGGATTACTCCCAGCCGTAGATCAGCGTGTAGGTGAACTGGATGACCTGCGAGGCGGTGGCGGTGCCCGCCACGAACTTGCCGACCAACTGCACGAACTCGCCCGGGTTGACGAAAACCGGCGCGTCGCCGAAGTCCACAACAACCGGGCCGGGGCTGCCGAGGGAACCGATCGCCGCGCCGACCGCCCAGGTCATGAAGCCCAGCGCAACGCGGCGCGGTGCCTTGGTCGTGGCGGCCTCGGCGGTGGCCAAGCTGACAGCGGTGTGCCCGAAAGCCAGCGAGAACTGCAGAGTCGTAGCCGTGGTGGCCACCGCTGCGCCCAAGTTGACCGCGTCCACCTTCACACCGCGAATTACGAGGCGACGGCCAGGGCTGTTTACCGTGGCCGCCGGAACTTGGTAGCTAGCCCAGATGCCGTCCGTCGCCGCTGCGGCAGCGGCCGTCACAGCGCCCTGCCCACCCAGGCCGGACGGCAAGTTGGCCGTCAGCGCCGTGTTCGACGGGGCGGCTGCGGTCGGGTTGGTGCTGTTCGCGTAGCTCGCGAGCTGGCCCATCGTACCGCCGCTGAGGCCCTGGTAGCTGCCGTACATGCGGTTGCCCTGCACGGTCACGGTGGTGCCCACGTTGGAACCGCCCAGGCGAACATTCACAGCGCCGAGCAGGGCGGAGATCGCGTTGCCGGCGGCGCCGCCGACGATGGCATGGCGGATGGCCCAGGGGACAGCGCCGCCCATGATGATGCGGGACTGCGCTGCAGGCAGTGGGATAGCGCCGAGCATGACCGCGCCCGTGCCGTCGTTGACCCAGAACACGGCTTCGACGCCGCCCAGGTAGACGATGAACTGGTAGCGCTTGTTGTTGGTGTACGCCCACGTGCCCGTGCCGTTCGCCAGCGGGAACACGCCGGTGCTCGTCTCCGTACCGTTGTGCGAGATAACGCCTTGCAGACCGGCGCTGTTGAGGCGGAAGAACGCTCCGTCGGCCGGGGTGTACGGGTTGGCCGCGCCCGGGGCGAACATGCCAAAGTCGATGATGGTGTTGGTCGTGGGCTGCGCGGTGAACGCCAGCTCCATATCACACGACAGCGTCTGCGTCCCGGTCGACGGGAAGTACGCGCGCGAGCTGTAGACCAAGCCGGTCGTGGTCGTCGTGATGTTGCCGCTGTTCGTCGTGAACTGGCCGGCAGTCCACGTAGCCGCCATGGTGGTGGCAGTCAGAATCGTCTTGCCGGTGTTCTGCGCGGTGTAGTTGTGGACTTCCTCGTCCAGCAACAGGTCCTGGCTGATCCGCTGGCGGAAGTCGACATCGACCTCCGGCGACTGCAGCTTGATGACGCCGGTGATGTCGCCCTCGTCGTTGGCGCCGTAGACCTTGGTGCCACCGACGTTGCCCGGGTTGTCCACCACGTTGGTCTCGGCCGCCACGCGGACAAGGCCCCCGGTGAGAACTTCCGCGCCGATGCCGGAGACCGTGCCTTTGATGTTTGCGTCGAGTGCCATGTCGTCGTCCTTGCTTTAGTCGACCCAGACCCAGCGGAGCGTCCACTGGCCGGTGAGTTTTTCCGCCGATCGGGCGTAGATGGTGAAGCCGGTGCCCGCAGTCGGAGTGCCGCACGACAGCGAAGCGAATACCTCGAAGTATCGGTGATCTGCGGCCGTGTGGTCACTACTCGTGTCGTCGGCCATGACGAACGCGTCTGCCTTGCTCGTGGCGAGGATAGCCGTCTGGCCGGTGACGGCCACACTGGCCTCGTTACTGCCGGGGTAGGCGCCAAAGTCGATCGTGGCGGTACCCGTTGCGCTGCTCATGACTGCACCTCAATTCGGAAACGGGTTGAGGTGGCCGAGGTGGTCACGCTCAGGGTGTAGGTTGTAGCCGACGCGCTGAGGGGCTGCCAAGACGTGGCTCCCACAGACGCCCCGCCAGCGTCCAGACAGACGATGCGGATCTGGCCAGTAGCCCCGAGGCGGACACCGTCAACAACCATGTCCCACGTACCGGCCGGGACCGGCGGCGTCCAGTCAAGGGTCGCCGGGTCGGACAGGTTCGGGCTGGTGATGTAGTCCCCGCGATCGAGCGTCGGGTCATCAATGCACGAAGCCAGGGTGCCGCCAGGGGTGGCGGTCCAGTTGTTGGTGATGACATCGCCGCCTGGGCGGTAGACCGTGACCGTACTGACAACCGGCGCCCAGATTGTGTGCGAGCCGCTGTCCAGCAGTTGCGCCGGGTTGGCGTGCAGCGATTGGTGGTCGGCGGCGCTGAGTTGCGCGTCGAAGGCGGCGAAGATGCCAAGTTGGCCGTCGAAGTTTCGCGCGCTGTCGCTCGGGCGATTGCCGAACACCACGTCAGTAAAGCCTGCGCCAGTTGCAGCCCACGGGCCAGCCGAAAGACTGCCATTGATGGCACCGCTACCCGACAGGTACTCGATGCCGTTGACGTACCCGCGCACCTGAGAGAACGCTGGCGTGCCGCCGCCAGGGAAGTCGCACGAAAAGCCGTAGCTGTGCCACAGCGCTCCGTTGATGGCCTGGAAGCTGGTGGTCGCGTTGACGTAGAACGTGTTCTGGATGACCAAGTTGTCGGCAACCTGCAAGGCCGGGGTGTTGTAGCCGTTGCTTGAGAACATCCAGAGCGCGTGTTGCCCTGCGCGCGCGTCAATGCCGGAACCGCTTGCGTCTTGGAAGATGCGCCCAAGGCTGCCGCCGCCGAGGCTGCGAACTCGACAGGTGCCGAAGTAAGACCGGCGACCAGTGGGGGAGGCTGGCAGGCGGAAACCAGTGAACCGCGCCGTGGTGTTGCCGGCGTCGGTCGTGCCGTAGCCCGTCGTCTTGCCTTGTGGGCCAGCGGTCCGGCCTGGAGAGTTCACAGGGCTCATGGCCCGCGACCCGGCGGGCGTTACCCACAGTCCGTCTTGCACCACAAGGACCAGCCCCCGCGACACCCAGGCAGGGTTTAGCCGAGGAGCGCTGAGCACCCCGGCCGGAGTGGCGAGTTGCCCAGGCAGCCAGAACATGTCACACCGTCTGCAAGTCGGTGTACTCGGTCAGAAACGCTTCGCCGGTAACGGCCTGCGCAGTGTTCCCGCCGATCTCGACCTGCAGATGGCAGCAGGGGGGGACAACGCAGGAGAACGTAGTCACCGCGCTGGCCGTGCTGCCGCCGCCGCCAAGCACCGCGAAGGTCTTCCAGTCCGCGCCTTCCGCGCCGGTGGCTGGGGTGGTTCCGCTGTTGTGCGCGACGTAAACAGTAACGGTAGCCTGCACCGTAGGGCCGGTGCCGCCGTTCGTGATCTTCGCCGTCAGCAGACCGCCGTGGTGCGCCCGCATGTCACGAGCGGCCCGCTGAGGCGTGCCAGCGGCCACAGACGTGCCCGCCGCAATCAGCGTGACAGGGGTGAGCGTCGTCGTGGTCGTGGCCATGGATTACCAGCGAGGCTGGCCGTTGTCGAAGTACATCAGGGTGCCGATGTCGACGTTGTCGACCTGACCCTCCCAGCCCAACACGCGCGCCGTGGTCGTGCCGGTGGTGTCGCTGGCGATGGGGCTGGCGGCCATGAACGACTCGGCGCGCGTGATCGGACGGACGCACTGGGCCAGGACGTTGGTGCCGTTCGCGCCGCCGGCTGCGGTGAGCGCGCCGCTCACGCCCGTGGGCAGCTGAACCACAGCGTCCCGCAGGCCGTCGCGGACGTTCGGACGCGAGCAGTTCAGCGTGTCGCGCCCCTGCAGCATGAGCTGCAGATTCATCTGCTTCGTCTGCACCGTCAGCAGGCGGCCGATCTTGATAGACAGTGCCGGGTCCGTGTCGCTACCAGCGATCGTGTCCTGCGGGGTGTACTTCGTCCAGTCAACCGCGTTCAGGATCGAGTTGATCTGGGCGTCAGTGCGCCAGCCGTTCTCACCGCTAGGTTGGTTCAGGTACGAGACAAGCCCGTTGGTGTCGCCTTGACCGGCCAAGAAAGCTTGGCAGCCGGGGTCAGCGAAAACCTTGACTCGGAGGGCGTCGATCTGCGAAGGGGTCATGGATCAGTCTTCCGTGATGGCGGTGGCGGTGGTCAGCTGGGGAGTGACGCCGGTAGAAACCGAGATGTTCGGCGTGACGGTGCCCTTGTAGAGCAGCTTGCCGGCGCCAGACGAGTCGGTGCCGACACCGAAGTGGGTGATCGTGTTCGTGCCGCCGGTGCAGGCGGGGAAGTTGATCGCGGCCGTGGGGCTCACCGAGTTGCCCGTCACGGTCCAGCCGCCGGCGCTGCGCGCCACGGCCACACGGGCGTAGCTGGTGTAGGTCGCCTCGCTGGTCGTCTGGGTGCCGGTCTCGCCGGGGTCGGCGGTGTGCAAGCTGACGTACAGGCTGCCGGCGGCGGTGGAGCCGCGCAAGCCGGTGGCGTCGCCAACCAGACTGATGCCGGTGTTGTTGAAGATCAGCAACAGCAGATCGTTTTCGAGGGTATTGCTCTTGGACATGATTGGTCCTTACACGAAAGGCCGGGGCTGAACACGGGACGCCGTAACCATCATGCCCCGGCGGGCTTGGATGGAGGCCGAACTGATCGCAGCCTGGAAGGCGGCGGAGAGGGACATCGACATTCCGGGGTTGCTGTACGGCTGGCCCGGCATGTCCATGATCATGGCAGCGGCGCCCTTGCCGATAGCCTCGGCCCAGTCTTGGAACAGGATCTCGTCGACTTGCGTGGCGGTGCGCAGCGGAGCGTACGCAGCGCGGATGACCAGCCCGCCGAGAACGCTCTCTTCCGGGGTCGGGTACAGCGTGATGTCGGAGGAGGTCGGCGTCTTCTGAAAGTAGGTCTTCGGGGCGCTGACGCCGCCACTGCCGTCGAACGCCTGCCCAACGGTGATCATCTCGGTCGGGCTGGGCGTCAAGACTTCGCCACGGTAGAACACCCGCAACACCTTGGTCAGCTTCGACATGCTCGGCGTGTCGACCTCGTAGTCAGGCCGATCAGCAACGACGTTGACGATGGTGATGTCCTGAATCAGGGACGTGTCTTCACAGAAGGCGATGCAGGCGTCGCGCACTGCGCGCTCAAGCAAGGGCTCCGGCGCGCCGATGACGTACGGCAGGGCGTAAGGGTAAAAGACGCTGAGGGCGACGGTCATGGTCAGCCTTTCGGATTGGCCGGGCTCGCGGCGCCAGCGTCAGCCGCAGTCTTGTTCCCGATGACCGCGTCGAACAGCGCGCGGTGCGCGGTGGCGCGGGCCATGGCGTTGGCGTCCTCGTGGTCCTTCGCGTTGGCGCGGAACAGCACGTAGTCCAGCAACGCATTGGCGTAGTCGTCCGCCACACCGATGACGTCAGACAGAGCCGACAGAGTCGCAGGGTTCGCAGCGTACTCCAGCTCGACGTAGGTCGGGGTCGCCGCAGGCGGGTACACGTAGTACACGGTCGGGGTCCGCGTGTCGTACATGAAGTTCTTGATCGTGGCCGAGGCCGTGGCGGTGTGCCAGCTCGGGCTGACAGCGTCCATCAGGTCCATCGAGGTCCGGCGAACCGGAGCGCCAAAGGTCGTACCGGCTGCGCCGGCGTTGCGCTTCACGTCAAGGAGCAGGACGCCATCCGACGGGAGGGTCTGCTTGGTGCCGGCCACGAGGGCGACGGCAAGAACGCGCGACGAGGCGTCGCGGCGGTGAACAAAGATCTCGCGCTGACCGTCGTTGATCCACCCCAGCAGCTCCGAGGCAGTCCAGCGCACGTTGCTCTCGTCTTGGAGCAACAGCTCTGCGCGGTCGGCGATGGTCTGAGCAGTTACGGTAGGCATAGGCCCCAAACAAGTACGCCCGGCTGGTGGGCCGGGCGTACTCTAGCACGCTCTGAGGTGAGTGGGTGCTAACTTAGGCCGACACGACGGCAGCGAAGTCCACACCGTTGGCCAACGGGTAGAAGGTCGCCGTCTTGTTCTGCGCCACCGACAAAGCAGCACCAGCCGAGCCGTTGTTGATCTTGCCAGCCGCAGTGGGCGGGAAGACGGTCAACGACACAGCCGTGGCGGCAGTGTTCAGCACGGTCACAGGACCGCCGGGGTTGTTGGGCAGAACGCAAGCCACGTTGCCGGCGGCGGCCGTCAACACGTTCACGAAGCCCGTCAGGGTGGGGGCGCCGGCCAGCGTGGTGCCAACCGGGGTGATGGTGTCAACGCCGCTGTCGGCGCGACCGATGGTGATACCGAGTCCCATGTCAGATCTCCTTCAGATCAGTAGGCGACAGCCAGGACCAGCGATTCCGGCTTCGTGACCTTGTGGCCGAACACCTGCAGGCTGCGAACCAGATCACCGAAGTCGGTGGGGTTGCGCAGTTGCTCGGTCTTCGTCATTTGGCTGGCGAAGCTGATCGCGGACTTGTGGCCGGCGATGATGGCGCGACGCTTGTTCGCGTTGGTCAGGGCGGTGACCGAGGTCTCCGAGCCGTCGCCCGAGATCCAGGCGGTGCCGTTGGCCGCGATGGTGGGCAGCTGGTTCGACAGGTAGACCGGGAAGCGGTCGATCTTGCCGATCATGCCGTTGCGCATCGGGCTGGTCGAGTCGCCGGTGATCTGCACCTGCTTCAGGTCGGACTGCAGCAGCAACAGACGGGTGGCGGGGTCGATGACCAAGAAGCGGTCGCTGTCGGGCACGTTCTGCTCGTCCAGCACCGAGGCCATGCCCAAGATCGTGTTCAACACGGTGTTGGGGTTGCCGGTGAACTGGAGCGGAGCGGTGTCCGAACCCAGGTTGATCGAGCCCGACTTCACACCGGCCGTGGTACCACGGTTGGCGGCGGCGCCTTGCGTGAACGTGCGGTAGATGCAGGTCGAGTCGATCGTGGTGCGCAGCTGCTCGGCGGCGTCCTGACTGAACATGTCCATCAGGTTCGGCTGGGCTTGGTACTCCAGCACGTCGGCCACGTTGAACGCGAAGTACTTCGCACGGTCGATGACCAGCTCGATGGTGTTCGGGGTCGGGGTCTGGTAGTTCAAGTTGCCACCAACCACGTAGTCGTTGATGACCAACGACGGGATGTTGTTGATGACGACCTTGTCGCCCAGGTTGCTGATGTCGCCTTCCCAGTTGCGGTTGCAGATGTCTGCAAACACGCTCGTGGCGTAGAACTTGACGTTCAGCTTGCTCGACCAGATGGTCGGGATGAAGGTGCCCGAGTAGCTCGGGTTGGTGTTGTACGGTGCACCAACGGGGGTGACAACACCGGGGGTGATGACTGCCATGACAGTTCCTTAACGAATGCGGCCGTCGCGGGCCGCGTTGTCGATTTCCGCCGCGATGCGGTTGGCCTCGTCCTCGCGCCCAGCGTACTTCCCTTTGGCAAGATCGCCGTAGAACTTCTCGACGAACTTCGCCGAGATGATCTGGCCTTGCGCCGGGTTGATCGCGGGTGCGGGAGCCGAAGCGGCGCCGCTCGGAGCAACTTGGTTTTCCAAACCTGCCGAGGGCGAGGGAGGGATGGTCGCCTTGTACGCCTTGAACACGGCAGCGGTGCGCTCTGCATCCAGGCGCTGGAACGCAGCATCCAGGGCGGCTTGGCGAGGGACACCGTAGACCGGGTCCATCTCGCCGAGCCACTGAAGCCAGCGCGGGGACGCGTTGATGGCTTCGTAGTCCGGGACCAGCTTTTCCAGCGTGGCGTAGAACGTACGCTCCATGGTCTCGGTCGTCCGGGCGTCAACGCCGGTCACCTTACCTTCGAGCACGTTCAGTCGGCCGTCGAACTCCTGCACCTTCGCGTCGAACTTGGCCCCGAGCGAGTGGAACGTCTGTTCCGCGTAGCGCTTGACCATTTCGAGCATGTCGGCGCCGAAGGCTTCGACGTCCTTCGGGTCCATCACCGCCGGAGCTTCCGGTTTCTTGGTCTGGGCTTCGGCGACCGCAGCGACTTGGCGCTGGAGTTCCGTGAGCTGCGACTCAAGAGCGAGGGTTTTGGCCTGGGCTTGTGCGGTCCGCTGGTTGAACAAACCTTGCAGAGTCTCGTACTTGTGCTTCCAGTCCGCCTCGGGGGCAGGGGCGGGTGCTTGGGGCGGAACCGGCTGCGCGGCGGGCTGCGGCGGGGCCAGCTGGCTGGTGTCTTCGATCATCCCGGCCGGAGGCACTTGGGATTGCTCGAAGGCAGCCTGGGCGGCGGCGGCTTCGTCGGCTTGGCGTTGGATCGCTTTGGGCAGGACTGACATGGGGGCTCCAGTGTCCCGACTTGTGTCGGGGTGGTTAGTGATTACTCACTTGCGTGAGAACGGTATCACGGCCGTTGGGTTAACGCAACTGCTTTCCTTTGGCGATGTACTCTTCGAGTTCGTTCAGGAGGTTGTAGCGGCCCTGGGCTCGCGGGATCAACTCGCCGCTTCCAACGGCGAGAACTTTGATGACGGCCGCCTTCTCGGCGGCCAGCCACTGCTCGATCGGCGTGCCGACGCGAGCGAAAGACTTGAGGAGGTCAGCGCTTACGGTCATCGCTGCTCACGGCTTCGTAGGTTCGGACGCAGAGGTCGCCGGCACGCGCGCTGCTTTCAGCAAACGCAGCCAGTTCTCGTCGTCGGTCGCTGCACTGTCCAAGCAGGTCGGCACACACTGCGCCGGTCGCGGCGGCTGCCTTGCAGCTTTCGGAAGTTCCGGGATCTGCTTGGAGATCGGCAAGCTCGGCTCGGGTGGCTTGCAGCTGGTCACGCAACCGGACAGCAGCAGCGTCAGACTTGCGGCGAGCAGCTTCCGCAGCGGTGCGTTGTTCGACTTCGGCATTCATGGCCTCCTGAATCTTGCGCTGGGCGGACCGCTCCTCGGTGAGGATGCGGCTGACTTCGTCGGCGTGGCGCTGCGCGCGCTCCTTCGCCTCGGCCTCGTACTTTGCCACGAGCGCGTTGATGTCCGCGTCGGCCTTGTAGCCGCGTGCGGCCCAGCCGAAACCAAAAGCGCCGCCAAGGATGGCGGCGATGACGAGGGCGAGGCCCACTTTGAAAGGGAGCGTCATCATTGCGTGCGGCCCTCACACTTGGCGCGCTCCTCGGCGCGTCGCTTCGTCAGCCCTCGCAGCACGACACCGCCCTGCTTGTCCCAGCGGGAGATTTCGGCGCAGGCCCCGGCGTAGTCCTCGGCGTTCAGCTTCTTCACCAGGGTGCTGCCGCAGAAGGCGCCTTCCCCGATGTTGTACGCGAGGCTGACGTAGGCGTCGTACTCGTACTGGTGAAGCGGCACCGTCACGCAACGCTTGATGGCGCCCTCGAACTTGGCCGAGTCGCGCAAGGCGCGCACCAGGGCGTCCTCGACCTTGATCTTGTCGCCCTGCTTAACGCCCTCGGTCGTGCCGAAGCCGATCGTGTTGATGCCGCGTTCCTTCTCCTCGGCGGTGGCGTAGTACGCCTCGTCGCGGAAGCCCTCATGCTGGAGGAAGCCGACGAACGCAGCGGCGCTCAAAGCAAGGCCGGCGACGCCGGCACGAACGCGACTGTTAGACACGGTCGGAATCCTCGTCATGCTGGAACGCCTTGGGTTGAGCCACGATACGAGCCAGCGCAGCGGCCAAGCTGGACGCTGCGGCGGCCATTGCGAAGTACGGGGTCGGGCGGGTGGCGGCCAGAAGCTGCACACCGATCTCAACCGCGCCGAGAACGGCGGACAGGAGCGCAAACCGCACGCTCCAGGCGCGGCGACAGATGTGGCTCCAGTCCTTAAGAAGCTTCATCGGGCAGCTCCGACATCCGGCGTTCGTGCTCTTTGCGCAGCATCTCGTGCTCCTTGAGGCGCAGCGCGTACTCGCGGCGCCGGAAGTGGATCTGCACGATCAGACCGAACACGCCGAGAACGAGACCGCCGAGAACGGCGACGTCATTGCTGGTCCAGCCACCGAAGCTCAGCATCGCGCCTCCTGTAACTGCAGCCTTGAAACCGGCGCTCGCAGCAGCGTTCGCCGCGTCAGCGTGTTCGGTGACGTTCATCGGGTGTTCCTGAGAATCAGCCAGCCGGCTGAAAATTGTCCGTAACGGGGGCGCCATCTTGCAGCTCCTGGCCGTTGCCCTCGGCTTTGCCGGGCTGGCCGCCTTGCTGCTGCATCGCTTGAGCCTGCAACATCATCTGCTGGGCCTGCCGCTCCTTGAGCACTGCGACAGGGGGGACCACTTTGTCGGTATTCATGTCGAGGCCGCGCGCAGACTCGCGCAGGACCTCGGCACGCCCTTCCATACCGATGATTTGCATGTCAAACGGGTTCGCCGTGGCTTGCAGGAACTCGTTCCGACGGACTTGCGCCGCCTCTTTGACCGCCATGGACAACGCGCCACGGGCCACAACCTTGACGTCGCCCTTGAGGTCTTCGTCGTCGGAGTAGCGCATGTTGTAGTAGTACAGGCGATCGAGCAGCGGCGTCCACACGTTCATGTCGATGCCGCCGACAACTTGCTTGATGATCTTGCTGGCGTTGCCGATCATCATGGACATGCCGGACGCGGTGCGGCCGGCGCCGCCGGAGCCCTCGTTGAAACCGGCCATGTACCGAGGGATGCCGGTGTACTCGTCGGCCAGCGTCGAGAACTTCTCGTACACGGCCATGAGTTCCTGGGCGTTGCTGTTCGGCTGGAAGAAGCTGATCGGCGCAGCGGTCGAGCCCATCGGGTCCGTCTCGAACTGCCAGATCTTCCAGGGGTACATCTCCGTCACGTCTTCGCCAGAAGGCAGCCGGTCGGCGATGATGGCGACTTGCGGGCCAGAGCTGATGCCCATGTTGGCGGCCAGCGAACGCGCGGCGGCGTTGCACATGTCCTGGCAGTCGTGCATCAGGTCGTACGGGCCGTTGCCCCAGATCGACCCCGGCACCTGCTGGAACGAGTAGCCGTAGTACGGGCGCCGCGCAAGCGGGTCGGCGTTGAGCACCGCCTTGATCACGTACGGGCCGATCAGCCACGCCTCGATCTGGTACTCCTTGGCAAGGTCAGGCACCTGCTCCTTGTCCATGCCCCAGTCGACCAGCATCTGGCCGGAGGCCGAGCCCCAGTACTGGAGCGCGTCGATCAAGCCGGTGTTCGTGCTCGCAGCAATCTGGTCCTTGCCCTCGGCCGCAGCCTTCTGCGAGTCGACCGCCAGCCAGTTGAACAGGCCCGAGCGGCCGAACTCTTCCAGCACCTTGCGGATGCTCGCCTCGTTGTAACCCTCGACGCCGATCAGCTGGGTGAGGTCCTCGCGGGTGAGGCGGTGCTTCTCGATCAGCGGGCCTTCGCCGATGTGGCGGGCCCACGGCGCCGGGTACAGGTTGAACGGGTCAACGCGCTCCCAGTGCAAGGTCAGCTTGTCCTCAACGATCAACGCGCCCTGGTCCCCCCAGCTCAGCTGGGGCTTCTTGCGCACGACCGGACCCTTGATGAACGCGGTCGGGAACGTCGCGAGGTCGGTGATGAACTGGTCGATAGACAGCAGCAGGCCGCCTTCGACCAGCTGATCTTCCATCTTCCGCTCCATGCGCTCGCAGCGCACGCGGGCTTCCTCCAACAGACGGGCGTCGAGCTGCTCCCGGTACATCCGGATGCGCTGGCGCACTTCGTCCATCGTTGGCTGCATACCCATCTGGAGCGCCTGAGTCAGCTCCATCTGGACGGCCTGCATGATCTTCTGCACCTCGTCGGGCGGAAGTTCGGGAGACGGGGTGGGGCGCAGCGTCCATGGCTTGTCGCTGCCTGTGCCCAGCAAGACGTCGCGCAGCAGGCTCTCGACCTGACGCATCTTGCTCGCGGCCAGCATCATGTAGATGGCCGGCTGCTTGTTCTGCTGGATCTTGAGCAGGCGATCCGCCGTGTACTCGCCGCGTCGGGCGTACATGGCTTCGAGCATCCGCTGCTCGACGAGACGCTTGGCGTTCTCGGCCTGGGTCCAGAAGTTCTTGATGTGGCCGGACAGTCCAGAGATGACGGGCAGCGACTGCTGCGCCTCGACTGCTTTGCTGATGGCGTCCGACTGCTCCTTCTGGAGCGCGGCGTTGTTCATCACCGGCAAGATCCCGCCGACGCTCATTGACTGCGGAGGCGCAGGAGCGATCGCCGTCCCGCTACCAGCGAGAACAGGCGGGGTCGGAGGAGTGGGCGCGCTGAACGAGCCGAACGAATTGGCGCTAGGCGCGGCGTTCGGTCCCGTAGCCAGCCCGACTCCAGGGAGCGGGAGTCCGGCCATTCAGGTTACTTCGCGCACTTGCCGGCCTTCTTGCAGGCCGGATCTTTGCAACCGGGGCACATCTTGCCACCGGACGTCTTCATGGGCGCCTTGCCCGGAGCTTTGCCGGCGGTCTTGGCCGGGGCCTTCTTGGACAGGAACTGAGGGGGCATCTTGGCCATGACGGCTCCAGTTGGCAAAAACTGCGGCGCAGTTTAGCTGTAAAACAGTGTGGAAGTCAGCAATTCCACGCTTTGAGGGACAGGGCCTTGCGCGTCGGCTTGCCCTTGTCGTCCTTCATGGGGCCCGGCATGCCGCCCATCCGAGCGCAGAAAGACTTGCGCCGGGCAGCGTCCTTCTCGTTCTTCGGGTTCGGTGCAGGGGGTTTCAGCCCGGGCTTGCCGGGATTCGCCTTGTTGTAGGAGGCGCGGCCCTTGGCGTTCAAGCCGCCGTCCGGGTCCTTGCCTTCCTTGCGCTGCCAAGCTGCTGTCTTCGCCATGGTGCCTCCTACGAATGTGAGCGCTCGCTCACCGGGCGGATCTTACACGTACGTGTACGAGACAGGTTTGACTTCCCGCTTCGACACCCTGTGGTTCGCCCCGAAAGTCGCGCCGTTGTCCGCGTGCAAACACAGGTACTGCAGGCTGTCCGCGAGGTCGGACCAAGGGTGACTCTTCTCAGGGGACTCGTCGCGCTCGCCTTTGGTGTTCACCTTGTAGCGGTAGCGGCTGCGCATTGCCTGGATGAGGAGGCTGCACGACGGGTCGATGAGCATGCCCGCCTTGCCGTCCACCATCCGCGTCAGGTACGACTCCACGGCAGCGATGCGCGCCGAGATAGCGTTGGTCCGGGCTGGGATGACCCGGAAACCCTCGGTCTTGTAGATGTCCGCGACCGTCCGCTCGTCCGTCTGCGCGCGCTGGAACGCCGCCGGGTCGATGATGACGACGCTGGTCTTGCCGGGGTACTTCCGCGCCAGCAGGGGTTTGAGCTGCTCACGGATGAACCGCAAGGCGCCCATGCTGTCGCCGCTGATGCTGTCGTGGATCAGCAGCCGGCCGGTGTAGTCGACCTGCCCGATGGTCGCGGTGGGGGTCAAGCCGGCGTCGACGCCGATGATCACGTTCGGCCCAATCTGTCGGATGGACTCCTTGGCGACGTGCAGGTCCTGCTTGAAGCTGCTGAACACGGGCTTGCCGGACAGCGACTTGCCGAACTGGGCGTTGATGTACACGTCCACCCAGTCTGGGTCCTTACCCTGGGCCAAGTTCTCGTAGTAGTCGGCCGGCAGGTACTGCAGCCAGTCCGCCTCCTGACTCAGGCCCGAGGGCTGGAAGAACACCGCAGCGTTCTCCGGTGGGTCCGTGAGCAGGCCCTCCCAGAAACTGTCCAAGTCCGGCGGGTTGGTCATCCCCCAGAGGTGCTTGTTCTCCCGGCCGTCGTCGCACACGCAGCCACCGACGGGGTTCCCCTTGGCATCCAGCCCCCACTCCGGGCGCGGCGGCACGAGCATCTTGTCGGGGTACCGGCCCAGACGACCCTGCAGCGCACTGTAGATGTCGGGGTGGATTTCCCGGAACTCGTCCAGTACGGCGAAGGAGATCTGCAAAGACAGCAGCCGGCGCACGTCGTTCGCGTCCTCCAGGCCCCGGAACAGAACCTCGCACTCCACGTCGTCGAAACGCATCGTGAACTTGAGGTCCGTCTTGGCCATGCTGCCTGCGATGCCGTCGGGGAACCATTTGAGGAAGTCCGGGATGGACGTGTCGGTCAGCATCTGCCGGGTGTTACGAACCCAGACACAGCGGCTGCGGCGAATCCCGTCCCGGCACGGCGCCATCTGCTTGGCGTGGTAGGCGATCTTCATGATCCCCGCAGACGTCTTGGTGCTGCCCACCGGGCCGACGATCAGGGACACGAACGCCTCGGACTGAAGAAAACCTTCAACCGAGGGCGGTGGATTGAACGAAATTCCAGACATGGGTAGGGGTGGGGGTTAGTCCATCACCCAGCCTTTGGCCGGGGCTGCGTCATCGGGAACCGGGAGTTCGGTCGCTGCGGGAGGGGGCAGCTGGTCCGGGATGGGGTCAGGGACTTCAGTGATCACTGCGTCAACGACGGGTTCGTCCGCTGGGGTTGGGGCCCCGGCGGGGTCCGCCGTCACGACCACCTCTGCCTGAATAGGAGCTGCCCCACCTCCGGCGCCCTTGCCTGAGAAGTTGATGCTCACGCTGAACCCAGTGCCGGTGTTGGCGTTGACGTTCGTCTTGGGCAGGGCGTCGCCGATCTTGGCCAGCTGCTCGATGAACGCTTGCCGCACACCCGCCGGAGCGTCGCTCTCCAGCAGCTTCTTGTGCTGCCGGCTCAGCTGGATCAGCAACATCTTGCGACTCACCCGGGTCAGGATCGCCGGGTCGCTGCCAACCTCTTCCAACAGCGCGGGGCTGACGGTGAACTGCCGCGCTACGGCCGGGTTGTCGTTCTCAGGGGCGCCGGAGGTGCTCATAAGGCCATAGGGTACTACAAAAGGGCTCGTGGGCTTTTGACAAGTGAAACGATCTAATTTTGTTATATGAATAAGGAAAATGGGGTGTGTCAAGCGGGTGAAATCCCCCCTACCCCCCGGGGTCGGGTCGCGTTGGTCCCACCCCCCACCCCCCTCCGAGGGCTGAAAAACACAGAAAACACAGTCAAACCAGTAGTGTAGGGATGACCTGCACCGCTCTTTAACAACCCAACGGCTACCCCCTCCCCGCGCTTCCCCCGGGACGCGCAACCCCCTCTCACGTAGATGGGGCGCGGAGTGATCGGCTGTTGAGTTGGAGCGCGCTCTTTAACAATTTGCATTCGGTGTCGGTCTATGGGCGCAGACAAGCGCGACCCGTAGGCTATGGACCGACGCGACCCCCCGGCGTGAGAGGGGGATAGTGTGGGAGGGTGTCACAAGCCCGAAAGACCCGATGAAAAGGGAAGAACCACACTCGTGGGGCTGGTAACCCCGGCGCAGCGAAGACGCGCGCCCAACAATATGCGCCCTGCGCGAGAAGCGGGGCGGCGACCCTTCATGGCCCCGGGGAAACCCGGGGGCTATACAGAGCATCCCGCCGGGGTGTTCTGCCCTAGCCCAACTCAACGGAGAAAACCATGAACGTCCAAAACACCCTGACCATCGGCAATCAGTCCTTCGCCTTGGTGGAGCCCGATTCGACCCATATCAGCGCGACGGGCAAGACCGCCACCGATCGCAAGATGAACGCGCTCCAGTTGGCGAGCACGTCCAAGAATGACGCCGCCATCGCCGCGATCTCGCACGGCACCGGCAAGGTCGCCGCCCAAGCGCGTGAGATCAAGAAGCGCGACGAGATGGCCCGCATCGTGGACTCGTTCGCCCGGGGCAACCTCGCCGGTCTGGCGCAACTGATCTCGGCCACGTTGGGCGAGTCGGTCAAGTTCACGAAGGTGACGAACGCCGAAGGCGAAACCGTCCGCAGCGCGTGGGAATCCGTGGCGCAGTACGTCGGCGTGTTGGAGAACAAGCTGTTGCAACTGCAAGACAAGGGCAAGGAGTTCACGGCGAAGGGCGACTACACCTCGGCCGCCTACACCCTGCACTACTTGATGGGCGTGGTGAACAGCACGCTGGCTCGTAAGGCCGCCATCGCCGAAGCGAACGCCGCCCAAGCCGAAGCCGCCCGCCTGCAAGCCGCCAGCGAGTGAACCCAACGAGCGCAGCGCATCGGGGAGCGCGCTCCCCTTTGCAGTGTGTTTGAACGGAGAACGACATGGCAACGAAACGAGTGCCGCGCGGCACGATGGGGATGATCCTCAACACTGCGGTGATGACCGATGCGTGGTTCGCTGCCAACCACGACACGAGCAAGCCGATCGGTGCGGCCCTGGCCACCACTGGTCAATGGCGCGCGGCCAATCCCATCGCGACGCATCGTGGCGTGGTGTGCCAACCGTGCAAGGCCATCAAGTACGAAATCATCGGCGACAACAGCACGCCGTTGAAGGACAAGCCCGCCCGTTCGCTGCACAAGCCGCTCGGTCGCTCGTCGATGGCGCGCACCTACGTGCCCAAGAAGTGATGTTTAGTTAAGCATTAAGCATTAGACCTTATGCTAATTCGCATAACGGAACACTGAGTTCTTATTCTAATGTTTAATGCTTAATGCATACGCTTGAGCGTTGGAGTCTTATTCTAATGCTTAATGCTAATGCATACGAGTCACGCCGGGAGGCGCTGCTGCCCTCTAATGCTTATGCTCTTATTGTAATGGATAGCCGAGACGCGCTCGGGGTCCGCTGCTTGTGTGCATTAGAATTAGAGTTGACTCTGTAGATGGCTGTAGTTGACTACTTATACTATTTCCTAATTCTAAAGAAATAAATAGTATAAAAAAACGTCTCTCCAAGAGGAAGCCGGGGGGTCCGCTCCCCTCTGCGTGGTTAAAAAACAACAGCGCAGCCCACTTCCTTTCCTTACAACCCGGCGCTTCCTGCTGGTGGAGTGTTTTTTTAGTAGCATTACCTTACCTACAGCCATGCAAGGCCATAAGCGGCCATGAATTACCTTCTTATGCAACAGCATAGGAAACAGCATTAGAACCCCCGCCCGAAACATAAGAAAGGGCGCGTTTTAAGGGTCTCGTGCTGTTCCTTATGCTTAATGCTTAACTCAACACGAGGAAGGCAGGCGGCAGAGCAGCGCACGGCCATAGGGCGAGCAACCCCCGAGCAGGCAGCGCGAGCCCGGAGTTCGACGGGCGGTAACCACGAACCGTTTACCCAGGAGGGGCAGCGTGCTACGTCAACGCACGCGGCAGGGGTGGGCTGGCACCCCCTGCTAGAACATAACGAGCGCGCCATCGTTCCCGTAACCGTAAGCGGGCCAACACCACTGGTCAGTTCAACCGGAGCACCCTATGAGCGTCCACCGCACCACCCCCACGGCCGTCATCCACTACGACGTGGTCATCCGCGATCACCGCATGGTCTGCCTGTCCTTGGTCGCCATGGTGGCGGTCGCCGAGCTGCTGCGCAGTTCCCCTCCGAACAAGATCGGCGCCATCCGCGTGGTGCGCGCCGAAACCGCTATGGGCCTGAAGGAGGCGAAGGACTTCGTCGACTCGGTCGATCTGGCCGCGCTCAACTCGGCGGTCACGGAGTACCGTGACCAGAACCGCGACACCATGTAAGGAGATCCACATGTTCAACGACTTCTTCTCCACCTCCATCTCTTCCGAGCGCGTGATGCGTGCCGCCCTCATCGGTGTGCAGCTGGCTGCGCTGCTGGTCATCATCATCGACATCAAGGTGATGGGGTGAGCCCCGCACCACTGGTCAAGGCAGCGCGCAAGGCGTTGGACTGGGCCGTCTCTGTTGCCATCTTCTGCCTCGGCCTGCTCTGGCTGTTCGGCTACATGCTGCTCGCCCTGGCGATCGGCACCTACATCTCTGGAGGTTCCCTGTGACCGTCCGACACAAAGAGTTCATGATCGCCTTCGCCGAAGGCAAGACCGTTGAGTACCGGAACCCGCAACTCGACGAGAAGTGGACTCGTGTCACGGGTTCGTGCGCGATCTCCGTCTTCAACGTCGAGCACCTTGCGTTGCGCATCAAGCCGCGCATGGTCAAGGTGGAGCGGTGGGTCAACGTGTGCGTAAGGTCTTCCGGGTTCATTGACGAGCGCGTCTTCGTCAAGGAGCACGACGCGCGAGGCGACGCAGCATTCTTGCGCGAGGACGGACAAAGAGTCCTGGCCGAAGCGGTTCACCTGTGCACCGAAGTGGAGGTGGCGGAATGACCAAGCCCATCAAATGGGACGCACCGCCGTCGCTGGCAGTGATTGACGAGGCCATCGCACGCATCAAAGACGGGCGCAATCACTTCACCTGCGTCGCGCTGGCCGATGCGTACATGGCCGTCGAGGACACGGAGACAACCGATTTTCCGGTTTCGCTGCGGCGATCCAAGCTGTACCGGGACCAGTACGCAAACGCGGTGTTTACGAAAGAGGTCAGCCTGACGTGGTGGTCCTCCGCCATGTCGCACAAACGCCAGCGCATCGCCGCGCTCAAGAAGTTCAAGCGTGCGTGCATCGACGCAGCGAAGAAGGAGCAAGCATGAAAGTCACCGCACCGCTGGTTGTGCGCGATCTGCACGACACCCACCCCGACGACTACTCACCCGACACGTTCGACGTTGCTTGTGCTGTTGACGGCAAGCTCTGCTACAGCGACGAGCTGTTCACCACGCGCTCCGCAGCAGAGGACTACATCGCGCGGCTCGTGCAGTTTGGCCTGCCACAGGCGATCGAGCGCGGCGACATGGTGGTGGCTGAGAAGGAGCAAGCATGACCCCTCCCGCCCCTATGAAGTACGCCGTCCTCTGCTACATCGCTTGGGAGGGCGCCAACAGCTGTGAGTTCGACACGTACGAAGAGGCGCTGGCCGAGTACGCCGAAGTCCTCAAGACCAACGCGGCCGACTACACCCGTGTGGAGCTGGTCGCTGTTCTCAAACGAGAAATCGTGTAGCCATGTCAGTCCCCCACCCCGTTCACAACCCACGGACCAAGCCGACCAGCTACCAAGCCACCATCCGCATCATGGAGGAAGAGGAGGCTCGCCTCTACCGTAGCTCGTGGTGGCTGCGTGAGCGGGGGTATGCGCAGCGCGTCTGCGCACTGTGCCTGTGTCTCCTCTGGGTCATACCCATCTCGTGCGCTGTCCGAGGGCAGCCCGGGGACGCGGCAGCGGCGTTGTTCTTCGGCCTCGTCATCAATGGCCTGCAGCTGACGCTGCTCATCCTCGCCCATCGCAACATCCACAAATCACGTATCCAGCATGTGCTGGAACGGTTCGGCGTCACGCCAGGAGACCAAGCATGAACACCATCAAACCCGGCGAGTCCAAGGCCCTGCTCGACCCGCGACTCACCACTGGTCAGCCCGGCCACACCACCGACCGCACCACCGACAACCCCTCCGGCCTGCGCATCGCGCTGACCATCAAAGGCCAGGACTCGGACGAGCTGCTGATGGTTCCCATCGAGATGGTGGCGAGCATCGTCGATGCCGCGTGGCGGTTCACCATGCAGTACGAACGGGTCAACCCGACCGGCAGCTACGAGCACATCCTCAAGCCGCTGACCCAGACCAAGTTCAACACCCGTGCTCGGGCTGGATCGCTGGCTGACGCCACCCTGTACGAGTCCTCCACCCTGCGGGCGCTCATCACTGCGCAGCGCTTGGAGGACGCAGCGGCAGACGCGAATGCTGCGTGACGCTACCGCGCCGGGGTGCGACGACTCACCCCTTGGCATCGCACCCCTTGAAGACGAGGGCGATGGCACAGGCGATGGCCCAGGCCACAAGGGCCCCGAATCATTGCACCCCCAGGGTGATGGCAATGGAGGCAGCGCGGTCTGCCCTGGCTACGGGGACGGGCTCCTCGGCAACGGCGCGGGGGGATCGTTCTCCGGCCCGGTAGGCAGCCACGCTGTCGCCCTCCTCAACCCAGACCCCGAAGACTTCGGCGCTGTGGTTCTCTACACACGACTCTTCCACGAAAGGATGTCCCATGAAACGACTCAATGAACGCGCGATGCTGATGCGCCTCGCCATCTCTCGCCCCACGGTGACCAAGCGCGACGCGCAGGCCGAGGCCCACATCCAGGCAGCGCTCGACGACAAGGGCCTGAAGGTCAACACCACCCTCTTCCGTGAGCACACCTCTCCGGTGCGGCAGCTGCTGCACGCTGTGTCTGCGGTGTACCAGTACCACAAGACGCACACGCTGCCGTACCAAGACCGGGGTGCGCGCCTGCTGCCGGTCGACAACTACGAGCGCTACCGCGACGCGATGCGCAAACTCATCGACGAGGTGGACACGCAGCGCCGTAAGGTGATGCCCGACTACGCCAAGCACGTGGCCGATGACATGGCGCTGCGCGGTGCCCGGGCGTCGATCGACGACTACCCGACGGCGGACGAGTTCGACGCTTCGCTGTCCCTCAAGGTGATCCCGTCCCCGCTGCCCGACACCACGCACTTCCTCTTCGACGTGCACCCCGAGGACCTCGCGGCCATGAACGATGCAGCGACCTCCGCTGCCGACGCTGTGCGCGCCGACCTCATCTCCCGACTCAAGACCCCGCTGCTCGCACTCATCGACAAGCTCGCCATCCCGGCGGGTGAGCCCGGCGCCATCTTCCGCGACACCAAAGTCACCAACGTGGCGGAGTCGGCAGCACTGGTCAAGGAGCTGGCGATGGGCGACCCCGACATCATCCAGGCGGCCGACGAGATCCTCGCTGCCACGGCCGTGATCGTTGCCAACCCCCACACGCTGCGCGAGTCGCCCGAGATCCGTGAGTCGTCGCGAGCCAAACTCGCCGCCGTTGCCAAGACGATGGACTTCATGCTCGGGCCGCAGGACTGACACCGTGGTCCCCGATTCGGACGAGCGTGATGGTCCGGGCCGTGTCGACTTCTACGGAGACAGCCCCGATGGAGACGGAGAGGGCGGCGGCTTCGGTGACGGCGCCCACTTTGGCAACTGCGACGGCGACGGCCAAGGCGATAGTCGTACCGGTGCAGAGGGTGATGACGCCCACGCCGACTACAACGGGCCGTACTGGGGCGCGTTCAGCTGCCTGTTCAATCCCGTCCCGGACCACTTCAACGCTGTCGTCATCTACACCCGGATCTTTGCCGAACGGAAAGCCAGCCCATGCTGAAGGAACGCCTGAACACGCCGACCATCGCCGGCTGTGGGATAGATGCCGGGCTGGCTAACGGGGACGGTAGGTCCGATTTCGCCCTTAGCCAGTACGTCAGCACCGATGGTCAGGGCGATGGTTGGTATGGAGAGGGCGGCGACGGCACCGGCTTCTCCAACAACGCCCTCCGATCTCTCTTCAACCCCTGCTCCGACAGCCTCCCCGCTGTCGTCATCTACACACAACTCTTCAACACGAGGCACACCATGATCACCAAGGACTACAAGATCATCGTCATCGACAACGGCTGGGTCCTCACCGGGGCCACGGTCAAGAAGGATGACCACCTGCACGTCACCGAGGCCAGCGTGATTCGACGCTGGGGCACGACCGCTGGCCTGGGTCAGCTGGCGCTGCAGGGCGTGCAGCCGAACACCATCCTCGACCCGGTCGGCGAAGCCGAGGTCCCGCTGCGCAGTGTGTTGTTCACCATCCACTGCCCCAACCCGCTGTGCTGACATGCTGCACTTCCAACCCCCCAATGCTGAGACGGGCGCGAACTTCGTGCCCGGGCTGTGGCTGACGCCCGAGGTGTACAACGCTGCGCTTGCGCGGCCGGAGCTGTTCCTGCCCAGCTACTACAACGCGCTGCGCGAGCCGCAGCACGACACGCACTCCAACGTGACCCTCGTGGTCTGGATCGGCACCCACAACGAGCGGGTGTGTTTCGACGCCCGTGCGGTGGCGCCGGTCAGTGAGATCATCCCGTTCACAGAAGGCGTGCATGGCGACAGTTACATCGCCGAGCACAAGTACATCTATGTGCACAAAGACTGCGAGCTGCAACGCCTGCTGCATCACATCGACAAGAGTGTGATGTCACGCGCCCACGGCACGTCGGATATTTACGAGCATCTGCCCACCATCGCAGCCTTCACCAAGTTGGCTACGTACTTCAAACCGTCTCCGTCTTTTCAAACGGTGATCGACGATGTCCGACGCACCACTGGTCACGGTTGAGAAGATCGTCCCCGCGCTGATCGAGTGGAACACGCTGCACATGCGCTATGGGTTCCATGTTCGTCCGCCCCTTCACACGGTGCACGGGGAACCCCTCTCTGTGCAGCGTAGCCCGCATCACTACTGCGACCTCTACGAGCGGCAGAGCACCATGCTGCAGGACGTCCGACTCAACGGCGTCCCCGATGGTGTGGCTGTGGACCACACTCCGTGGCAGCACCTCGACTTCGAGGTCATGGTGCCCGGTGAAGAAGAACCGCGCGGGCATGTGACGATCTTCAGCCTTGCCAAGCTCATCCAAGATCGAGGGGGGCTCCTCCCCCTCAAAGTCCAGGCGGTACTCAACCGCCTCAACAACCCAGGAGAACCTATGTGAACAAGAGACTTTTGACCCTCGCGCAGTTGGAACAGATTGCGCTGGTGCTGGAGAACGAGGGACGTTTCTACTCGGTGTACACGAACATCAAGGCTAGCCCCCCGAAGGATGTCCGCGAGGAACTCCGCTCGCAGCTCCGGTACTACAGAAGCGGCTTTGATGGGGATGTTGCCACGCTTGTCATGCAGAGTGCCCATGAGTGGGTCAACGACTGCGAGATCCTGCGCCGCTACTTCGACGAGCGGTACGGCATCCAGTCGCGCCCGAGGGACTCGCACTCCGCGTCCCGGGACATCACCGACGACGCTCTGCCCAAGCTGTTCCGCGACAGCGACACCGACCAACCGCACCAACCCCCTGAAACTCCGAAGGAACCCACCATGACCACGACCACCAACGCCCCCATCCAAGTGACGACCAAGACCCTGGTCAACGGCCGCGACGTCTCGACCATGAGCGACGCCGAAGTCTTCGAGCTGATCGCCGCCCAAGAGGCCAAGATCAAGGAACTCGAAGCCATCGAGTCGAAGCCCAAGAAGCTGACGGCCGAGATCGCCAAGCGCAAGGAAGGCATCGCAGCACTGGTCGCCCACCTCGACGCCCAGGTCTGATCACCAACAACCCCAACCCGCCGGGGCACGACGCCCCGGCTTTCTTTTCTCACCACGTCAACAAGGACACATCATGCGTTTCAGCCAACTGCAACAACTCATCTCCACCCAATGGGCCGAAGGCCGCAGCCGTGACATCTTCTTCGTGCAGTCCGAGCCGGGCATCGGCAAGTCGGCGCTGGCTCACCTGTTGGCAACAACGGGCGGGTTCGACAACGTGGCGGAGATCAACGCCTCGCTGCTCGACACCCCCGACCTCGCCGGTCTGGCCTTGCTCAACGGCGACAGCGACGTGCTGCAGTTCAAGAAGCCGCCCCTGCTCGCCCCGCTGCAAGGCGACGGCCGCAACCTCGTGATCTGGGAAGAGATCAGCGACAGCAACATCGGCATGCAGAACTTGGTCGCCCGCTGGGCCTACGACGGCAACGTCAACGGCATGTTCCTCTCGCCCAACACCTTCCACCTGATGCTGGGCAACCGCAGCAAGGACAAGTCCGGCGCCGGCCGCGTGTCGACCAAGCTGTCCAACCGTGTCTGCGTGCTGGAGATGGAAGCCAACTTGGACGACTGGGTTGACTGGGCCCTGGCCAACAACGTGAACCCCATCGGCATCCAGTTCCTGCGCTTCAAGCCGAACCTGTTCAGCGCGTTCAACCCCGACGCGCCGCTGGGCATCAACCCGACGCCCCGTGCGTGGACCCGTGCCTTCGCCACGTCCGACAACCTGCCCACCGACTTGTACTTCAACAAGGTCAAGGGCGAGGTCGGCGAAGGCCCGGCCGCTGAGTACACGGCGTTCCGCAAGATCTACCAGTCGCTGGTGAGCTTCGAGGACATCGTCATGAACCCGACCGGCGTCAAGATCCCGAGCGACCTGTCCGCGCAGTTCGCCATCGTGGGCTCGGTCGCGCACAACGTGACCGTGGGCAACATCGACCGCGTGGCCGAGTTCGTTGCCCGCCTGCCCTCGGACTTCGGCGTGATGTTCTGGAACGACGCGATGCGCAAGACCCCTGCGCTCAAGGCGACCAAGCCGTTCATCAAGTGGGCGTCGTCGGCCACCAACGTGCTGATGAACTGATGAAGGAGGTGGGGGCTTCGGCCCCCACCACTGGTCATGTCAAAGCACAAAGCAAGCCGCAAGGAGCGACGCGCTGTGAGACACGAGTGGCTGGAAACCGAGGGTAAACCGCTGCGGTTGTACGCGAAGCTGATCGGGGCCGAGATCCCGGACTACTACTGGGAAAACTGGTTCAGCCCTGGCTACCTCCAGCTGACCTACATGCGACGCGACGCGCTGGCCCTGCTGGTCGAGTTGGCCGCGCTTGGGGTGCGAGCATGGCAGACTCCGCACCCTCCCGGATGGCCCAGCACGGCGTTCCTGAAACACAGACTGGAGACCATCCGTGCCGCGAAACACTCGTGATCGAAAGCGCGCCGCGCAGAACCGCAACGAGCTGTACACGAAGCTCGCCCACAAGCAGCAGCTGTGGTGGGCGCAAGCCGAGGCGTACATCAACGCGGTGAAGATGCTGGGCGACACGCCGCTGCATAGCAAACGAGCAGTCACCGCCTGCGTTACCCAGTACCGAGCCATGCCGCTGCACAAGCAGTGGCGCGAAAGGAAGATGCTGCTCGGGTTCGTCGACTACATCCTCGGCGAGCGCACCAACATCCACCCAACGTACTGCTACTTCGGGCGCATGAGTTCCAGCCCACACACCCTCCGCGTAGATCCCGTCAACAAAGGCGACATCCGCCTGTCCTTTGGAGAAACACCATCATGAAGCTTCGTATCGATTGGAAGTTCGTCGCCCTGGTCATTGGCTTGCTGGTCGGGCTGTCCGCGCTCGACGCGTCGACGTGGGCCAAGGTCTTCGCCATCGCCGTCACTACGGTGAGTAACGTCGTCGGCTACTCCGACGGCTTGACGCGAGGCGGCGAGATGATGAAGGCCAAAGCCGACGAGTTCTTCAAGCAGCTGCAGGAGATCATGGCCGACACCATGTCCAAGGCCAAAGTTGTCGTGCAGCACTCGACCCAAGAGATGGAGCACATGCGTGCCCGCTTGGCGAAGTACGAGGACGTTGACGATGACCGACCCGTCCACTGAGGAAGACGACGGCGCCGATGAGAGGGAGTGGACGACGATCTTCGCCGTCCGCGTCGAGGGGTTCGCCGATCCGATGATCGACTGCATCTGGCAGTACGAGACGCTGCCAGAGGGCACGACCTACGAGCAGCTCGAACAGGCTGACGCCTTGGCTGCGAGGATGACTGGCGCCCCTCAGCGGCATCCGGCTCGGATAGCTGCAGCGGCCCTCGTCCACATCGAGATGCGCCGGCGGATGAACATGAACCTTACCGGCCCCTGGTCGATCCGCTCCACCGGCAAGCCGACCGAGGAAGAACTTCTTGCGTGGTGGCGACTCCACGGCAAGACAACCCGAACCGTAATCTAGGAGAACCCTATGAGCACCCAGCAGCAACAGCAAGACGAACCCCGCGTCATCACCCAGGCCGAACTGGACGAGATGCGCGGCAAGGCCAACAAGATCATCGAGAAGGCCCGCGCCAACATCGTGCTCGACCATCCGTTCTTCGCGTCGATCATGCTCAAGCGCCCGTTCATCGAGACGCTGGAAGTCCCCACGCTGGCGGTCAGCAACAGCGGCTCGATCTACTACAACCCTGCGTTCATGGCTGAGCGTTCTCTGCAAGAGACGATCTTCGCCGTGTGCCACGAGATCCTGCACTACGCCTCCGGCCACGGTCTGCGTGTCGGCAGCCGCGACCCCAAGAAGTGGAACATCGCCGGCGACATGTGGATCAACGACACACTCAAGAAGGCCGGCTTCACGCTGATCCCCGGTGTCATTGATGTGCCCGGCTCCGCCGAGCGCACCGTCGAGGACATCTACGCCTCGTTCCCTCCCGACGACCCCAACGGCGGCGACGGTCAGAACCAAGGCCAGGGTAGCGGTGGTGGCGGCAAGGGCAAGGGCGGCGGCAAGGGCAAGGACCCGATGGGCGACGACATCATGCAGGACCCGAGCAACGACGCCTCGCAGCAGTCGGCCGATGACGCCGAGCGCAAGATGGCCGTGGCCGAGGCTGCTCAGGTTGCCAAGATGCGCGGCAAGCTGCCGGGTGTGTTGCAGAAGTTCGCGGCCGACGTCATCGAGTCCCGCACTCCCTGGTACGACATCCTCGAACGCTTCATGACCGAGCGTGTCGCCATCGACCACAGCTGGGCCCGCCCCAACCGCCGCTACGCCCCCGACTTCTACATGCCCACCCGCGACTCCGAGGGCAGCATGGGCGAGGTCGTGCTGCAGGTTGACATCTCCGGCTCCGTGTCCGAGCAAGAGATCAAGCACTACAACGGCCACATGAAGCGCATCGTCGAGCAGTGCAAGCCGGCCAAGGTGCACGTCATCTACACCGACACCCAGGTGCAGAAGCACGAGATCTTCGAGAAGCCCGAGGACATGAAGATCGAGTTCTATTCCGGCGGCGGCACCGACATGACCGCCGGCCTGGACTACATCAAGAAGGAAGGCATCGAGCCCGCCGTCTTCGTGACCCTGACCGACGGCTACACCCCGTGGCCTGACGCCGAGCCTGACGTGCCCACCGTGTGGTGCGTGTCGTCCAAGGAGTCCAGCCCGGTCGGGACCAACGTCCACTTCGACCTCAACGACTAAGGAGCGCGACATGGGATGCGACATTCACCTCGTGCTGGAGACTGCGGACTGCGCTGCCGACGGAACACAAGGCCCTTGGACCTTCTGCCACGACTACCCCTACATCCCGGCGAGGGCGCTGCGCTGGAGCGAAGACGTGATACCCGCCAACGGGTACATCTCGTGGGCGGTCCGGGCACGGGACTACGAGTTCTTCGCAGCGCTGGCTGGGGTTCGGGGCGAGGGCCCCGCTCCGAAGGGACTGCCCGCCGACATCTCTCCCCGCACTGTGGAGCTGGTTAGCAGCTGGGGCAGCGACGCGCATCATGCCACGTGGTACTACGCCGAAGAGTTCGCTGCCATCTACGGGCAGCTGGACCGCGTCAGGGCCCGGTACGTCGCAGACAAGATGCGCGGTGACCTGAAGCGGAGCGACGGCTCCGAGGTGAGTTACGACGACTGGCTCATGGAAGTCATCGGCACGGATGTGTACGACAAGCACCGCGTCATCATCTGGTTTGACAACTGAAGGAGAACGACATGACCGACCGCTTTACCCAACTGGCGAAGGCACTGCGAGACGACCTCGAAAACAAACTGATCAAGGCCGCCGAGAGTGGGACGACTGACCTCAACGAGGAGGTTGTCCGCAAGCACGTCGTCGACCGAATCACCGCGCAGCGGGACGCCATCATCAAGCGCGTCCTCGGCGTCGACACCAAATGGACTCAGCCTGAGATCAGCGAAGGCTCGCCGTTGCGAAACATGATCGACGAAGAGATCAACGCCATGCTGCGTGAGCGTGTTCGCGGCGCGATGGCGAAGAAGCTCGGCAAGTTGGACGAACGGCGCAACCTGCGCGCGCAGATCGAGGCCGGCATTGCCACCACCTTGAAGCAGCGCCTCTCTTGGACCGTTGACGACATGACGCGCGAGTACGCCAGTGCCGCAGTGAAGACGATGACCAAGCGGGCGATCGCCCGCATCGACGCCGCCCTGGCGGCAGAGTAAGGAGAACGACATGCCTGCATCCACCAAATGCGAACTGCTGCCCGACGAGATCCCGATCAGCGAAGCCATCGCGAAGGCAGCGGACCGGATGTCCGTTAGCAAATCGGCTGCGATCGACTACGCCGAGCTGATGGACAACATCCAAGTTCGGATCGCCGAGGCGATCGGCCGGCACGGTGACGCGCTTGACACCGACGCCATCGCCCACAAGATTCAAGCCAAGGTCATCGCCAATCAGGAGGCCATCGCCAAACGACTGCTCGGGTACAGCGAGAGTTACGGCGACCCTCGGATCGAGCGGGACTCTGTGCTCGGGGAGGCCATCACGGACGCGGCGGTGGCCACCATCACCGCCCGCGTTGACGAGCTTGTCAACAGCGTCTTCGGCAACAAGCGCACGGCGGACGCCATGACCAAGATGATGGAGCGCACCATGCGCCGCCACATCAAGGACACGATGTCGTGGGAGATCGACCGCCTGATCAAAGACCGCACGAAGTCGGCGCTCACGGAACTGGCGGCTCAGGCAGAGCGCAACGTGCTGCGCGAGATGGGCCTGCTGAAGGAGAACGCAAAATGATCAACTGGCTCGCATCCAAACTCTCCGACGACGAAGGTACGCTGGGGGTGATCGCTGGCGTCTCGACGATCTTCCTCGGGCTGGCTACTGCGGTTTTCCTCATCGCGCTAGCCGCGTTCCTCAGCCAGTACTTTCAGCCATCTGCTGTCGTCGCAATCATGGCGCTCACGGTTATGGCCGGAGCCGTGACTCTCATCGCTGCAGCACAGGTGCGCCATGACGCTATCCAAGCGGCCAAGAGGCTCGGCCATGGACGCTGACAACTCCAATGCGTGGGCGGTCTCCTTGGTGGGAACCCTGAGCCCGACGCTTCGCTCGACGCTCGTACTGACCTCCAAGGGTTTTACAGTTCAGGAGATCGCCCGCCTGGAGAACATCAGCCCTCGTGCTGTCGACGCGCGGCGAGAGCGTCTCTACAAACTGCTGGACGTGGGGTCCGCCCCCGAAGCTGCTGTCATCGCAGCCAAAGCCGGCATCGTCTGAAAGGCACCACTGGTCATGCCAACCAAATACATCCGCCGCTCATGGCGGCGAACCACACGCGCCACCCACGTCGACTCGCGCCACTTCGACTCGGGCTTCGAGTTCAGCGGGTTCCAACAACACAACCACGATGGCAGCGCGCAGCACAAGGGTGACGGCTTCGTTCGATGGGTTGCCATCGGTGTTGTCCTCGCTGGTCTGGCGGTGGGCCTGCTCAAGTACGCGGTGGAGAAGTTCCTGTGAGCGGAGGCGACGTTGGCGACCCTCTCGACATCGCTACCGAGCGCGCCGAGCTGGAGCGAGAAAGCCGTGCTGCCGAGGTGCGAGCCAAAGCAGCGTTGAAGCCGGGCTTCCCCGGCGACTGCGACGAGTGCGGGGAATGGTGCGGCCGTCTCGTTGACGGTGCGTGCCCTGCCTGCCGAGTCAAATACCGAGGAGAGAAATGATGCCGTACACCATGTACCTGCCCGACGGCGGCAACAACTGGCAGATCCGCGACATGGACAACAAGATCGTGGCCATCGTGCCGTTGGAAGACGACGCGCGGTTGATCCGCGATCTGCTCAACAACCAATTCTGGGGTGAAACATGACCAAGCCTGACGCAACGGCAAAGCTAGCCGAAGTGGTCGCGTTCTTGAACGGCACCGCGCCACTTGATGGCGTCTGGTTTGGTGGGGCCCACCCAACCGAGCGCGGCGACTTCTGGTGGCGGAAACACCTGCTTGTCGCCTATGAGCAGGCACTGGCCGCCACGCCAGCGCCGATTGGCGGACCGCCCCACGGCTACGAGTCAACCACGCCCGCCTACATCCGCTGGGTTTCGCCGGAACGCTACGCGAAGTTCTCGCCAAAGGTGCAGGCTTGGTATCGCCCTTACTGGCTGGCCGCCACGCCAGCACCCGCGCC